TGCTCTGCTAACAGGCTTTTTCTTTGGCTTCGGTGCTTTCTTTGGCTATCTCTTCGACAACCTCTTCCTCGGCCTCTTCTACCACTTTCTTGGCCTTCGGAGCGGAGGGTGTAGCGGCAAGTTTGTGACCTGCCGCCTTATATTCCTCAACTCGCTCTTCTGTTACCCAGAAATTAGTGCCTGTTCGCCTGTCAATCATCTTGACTCTTACCATTATCAAGCCTCTGTAAGTGCGCCAAATACGCTTGTATCTGCACGGAAGCCGATCTCGATCTCTGCTCTTACAGCAAACATGTTCTGCTGGAACAGGTTGATTACCTTGCCTGAGCCAATGTCAAGCGTAGCATCTGAAGAGTAGTCAATCTTAACACCCTCAACAATGCCGTACATAGCCTGTGACCAATCACCTGCAAAGCCGACAACATTGGGTGTGCCTGCAACGTATGCGCCCTTGCTGATCTCTGTTCTTGCACCGAGTACCATGGGGATTGCACCTTCTGCCACGCTATTGATGAACAGAGGACGCTTGCTCTGGTCAGTAGCACCAAGAAGGATGCCCTTGCCCTGCGGAGCAAGTACGATACCATTAAGGATACCGCCCTGTGTAGCGATTCCAGTATCTGCTGCAACAAGTCCTGCATAAGCATCTGTCTCGATGTCATAAGCGGTTACGCTTGCGAAAGTATCGAAATCAGAACCGGGAGCCTGTGTGCCACCGAATACTGTGTTATCAAACTTCTGTCCGAGTGCACCGGGAAGCCTCTCGATGAGTGCATCGTAAAGAGCTGCTACATCCCTTCTAAACTCATTAGAGAAGGGTACGATAACTGCGAGCTTGTAAGCACGCATAACCTTGGTTTCAAGACCGGGATTGCTAACAGACTTTGCAGCCGTTTCACCAACCCAAGAAGCGGTCGGATCTGATGTGATCACATTGATTGCAGCGCCTCTTCCGGGAAGTGCGATCTGTCTTGCTAACTTCATAATTGCTGATCCCTGCTGTGTTTTCTGAAGTATCTCTCTTGATACGTCAACAGGGAGATCGATTGATGTTCTGTTGGTGGGTGTTCCTACTAATGCCATAATTCATTTCCTCCTAGTTATTGAATGCTTTGTTTGCCCAATCAGCAAACTGTGTTCGTGTATCTGCGCTTGAAGCCTTTGATACCTCACCACCATCCTTAACCTCTGGATACTTCGGATTCGCAAAAGCCTTGATTGCTTCCGCCTGTGCCTTGCACTCTTCCTCTGAATCTGCGGTCAATAGGTTTGTTGGTATTCCTGTTTCCTGCGCCACCTTGCTTCTCATTGCTGATACCTCATTGGCTTTCTTCAATGCCGCAAGTTCTGACTCTAATGAAGCCGCCCTGTCATTGGCTTTCTGAAGCTCTGACTTGTTGGCCTCTTCGAGCTTGTCAAACTGCTCCGCTTTTGCCTTGAGTTCATCAAGATTGATACCTTCGTACTTCTCTCGCTCTCTGGCTAACCTCTCACCCAAGATTGCGTTTACCTCTTCCTGTGTGAATGTCTTAACTGCGGTATCGTTTGTTTTGTTTTCTTCCATCTGTTTAACCTCCGAATGTTTGAGTTATACCGTGATAAGGTCACGTTGCCTTTTGTGTATTAAAAAAGCACCCTGTTGGATGCTTAATTAATCTCTCATAGCGTCTAATTCGCTATAAAACTCGGTATAGCTCTCCTGCGCTCGTTTGGGAGCCTTGTCGGTGAGCTTATACATAAATGATTCTTCATCGAAGTAGTACCATTCTTCATTTGTCATAAAATACGGCTCTGGTAACATCAAAATCCCTCCTTCTTTAGCCACTCGTTCATTGCATCTCCCAGCTCGTTAGGCGCACCACATTGGCTATTAGCGAATACCTCTGCAAAGAACTCATAATGGTTTGTGTGTCCATACTTGCTTAAGTTATCTGCCATTGAAAAATCAGGATTTTTTTGCTTTGCAATATCAACAATTTCATTAAAGATCGTCTTTGCTTCCTTTTTTTCCTGTTTCGCAAGCTCTTTTGCTTGTAATGCAGGATTATACATGCTCACTCTAGCGTTAAAGGCATCAAAATCTATTCGATTCCGAGTAACATATGATTCTAAAATATGCCCGTATTCGTGAGTGATAGTATAAGTCTTAATATATTCATCCGCAAAAGGCATTGAAAAGAATGTCTCCCTGCCCCTCGTAGATTCGTCAACTAGCGTGCCCTCTTGTTTATAATATCTATTTACAAGAGATAGCTTTGTATCTTGTCTGCCGTTTCGGAATGATGTCGATGTCCACGCCACCGCCTTGCCACTAGGTGAAGCCGTGAAATACCCCATATTATCAGCGTTTATAACCTTAAATTTTGCATTAAGCTCATTAAGGCGATTAACATTGTCAACGAGGAGCGATTCGTCTATCGTTTTCACATTATCAGATATACTTCCAAACATTGTGCTTAATACAGAGTACGCTTCTGTCCGATTCGTAGCCTTTGCGATCAATTCCTCTGCTACGCTTGATTCAGGACCAACAATACCCTTATTCTCCGCATAGAACTTCCTACGCATGGCATTTATTTTCTCTTTCGGAGTGTTGCCCTCTGCGTTGTAGTACATATCAGCATATTCTTGAGGATTGTATCCTGCGACATTAAAATCTTCTGAATGCCGAATCATATAAGTGCAATCGCAATTACTGTGGATGTGTTCTGCATGACCACCACTCAATGCCTTTTTGCTCATATTCTGCCAACCACGGCTTGCGAGTGTGATACAGAATGCGCAAGTGTCACCACTCGGAATCCAAGCAAATTGCGCTCTATCTCGCTCTGCATTCTGCAATATGGTATCTTGTCCTGTTCGCTTAACCAATCTGCTCACGGCTCCTGCTATCTCTTCAGGATTCTGTGATGTTTTAAGAGTGCCTTGGACCGCCTTTGCAACTTCGCCATACTTCGGAAGTGATGCAAGTTCGGCAGAATCCAGTACGATTCCTTCCAGATCAGCCACAACATCATACATCATAGCCGCCAAAGAAGCTGAAGCATTACCATATTTTGCCGCCACTCTGTAAGAGTAGTTGACAAGCGCTTGCACATCTTCAACACCGTTTTTCTCGATGTATTCCTTAACAAGTTTTGCCGCTTCGGTATTGACCTTTGATAGTCGCTTTATGTAGTTATCCCAATCTTTTCTTGATATCTGCATTATTCAAGCTCTGATACTAGTTCCAAGCCTTGATTGATACGTTCCTGCGCCTTTATTCGTCTTACATCAGCCTTATCAAAGCCAATCATCTCAAGGAATGTATCTGTATTGGCAAATGCCTGTCTTGCACTTGCGATCTTAATGGCTGCATCTGCCGTAGCCGCTACACTTGGCATTGCCGGATTTCGGAAGTGTGCCACAATATCCTTATCCTCATCAGACAAACCACCGAGCGATACATCTCGGATAATTGCCAAGGCCATAAGCGCTATTGTGCGGAGCGAATCACCATTTGAGATGTTTAACTGTTCTGCCATTGCTACAAGTGTCTGACTCTGGGCAAGTACCGCATCTGCGCTTGTGGGATTGGCTTCGCTTACCACTCCTGTGTCTGTAACTGTCAAGCCTGTTGCCGCACTAAACTGTGTTGCAAGCACTCTGACCATCTCAACGTGTGGTGAAATGGATCCTTGCATCAACTGTCCGAATGTCGGCTTCTCGCCTGTTTCAGGATTCGTTGTACTTGCTATAATTGAGCCAACATATTGCTTGAATTTCTGATTTATCAGCGAATCATACTGCTCATCCGTAACACCAAGCAGATACTTCTGTGGTGATGTGGCAAATTCAAGGCCGATTGTCGCATTGGCAATGGTCCTAACATATCCCTGAATCAATCTGCGGATTGGCTCCTTAATTCTTGACCTTCCGAATGGCTTATTGCTCGTTGCATTCCAAACAAGAGCTTCCATAAGCGGCCTGCCCATCTTATGTCTGTGCTCTTCTGCATACCAAATGTTGTTTTCACTCCAAATCACCCAGATTGCATCATCAAGATACAGATTTATAAGTGAAGGTTGCCAAGTGATGTTGTCATTGTCAGGCATTGTATCGATTATTGCGAATCCACAATCAATCCTGCCCTTCTCACCATTCCAAAGTGCGGCTGCGGTCTGTGGTGAGTGGAATCTAATCTTGCATCCGATCTCGGAATCACTCGATAAGGTTGCGAAAGTACATCCATACTTCAACTCATCCCGGCAAGCCTTGAGATATTCAGCCACAAGGTTGTTATTTACTGTCAAATCATCAAGGGCCTCTATATCTTCGCCATTTATGCCAACAAATCCGTCAAACATTGAGCGACCTGCGAGTACATCAACTGTCTTTGCACCCCATGCGCAACCAATTTCCAATCCTCTCAAGCCTTCAGGAAGTGCGATACCAAGATTGACATCATTAAGGGAGATTTTGCCCTCATAGTACACATCCTTTTCTGCATTTTTCGCCCAATGGGAATTATAAGTGTCAATGAGCTTACCAAACTTATAAGCCGCCTCTTCACTTATCCCTATAATGTTCTGTGCTTCGATCGTTAGCATATTTCATTACCTCATCCAATGCGCATTTTACGTGACGGATCACGCTTGCTATTCTTCACTCCATACAAGGCTAATGCGCAAGCCTCTATAATTGCGGAATACTCTCCACCAAATCCCCATCCACCACCAATGGGCCTCTTAACAGAAGTGATTGCACTCTCTCGGAGCGCATCCTGTTTTTCATACCATGTCAGTGTCTGTTCGTTTATCGCATCACATAACGTACTCACGCTTGTGATTATCTCTTTTGCACTCGGTCTGATAATGGAGCCTTTAATTTTCCATGTATCGGCTATCTTATCCACCAATACATCTGCACCATTCCGACCATCTATCACAACGCAACAAGCCTTGGAATATCTCTCGTTCAGCCATTCAGCTAACCATCTTGTGCCTTGGCTTGTTGATTTTTGGTCTATCAATGAGATTCTTGCAATCCCATTTGCATCTATAACCGCACCGCACAACACCACCATCGAGCCATCAAAGGTAAACTTCACACCATATGCGGTCTTGCCTTCTGGCTTTAATTCTGATGACTTGCAAGCATCAAATGCGGATTTGTCGATTGCATAATCAAGGCCCTTAATTGATGCCGTTGGAGTCCACCAACCTAATCGTTCCCTTGCATAACCATCAATGCTCATGGTTTCATACTCATTCAGAATTGTTTTTTCTGATATGCGGTATCCCATTGCAGGATTTGTCATGTATGCAAGTTCAAGCGCTGTATCTGCATCCTTGATTGTATTTGCAAGGTCTTTTGTTTCAATCGACCATTCCAACCACCATGTATTGCCCTTTTCACTTGAATGCGCTGTATTATGCAAGTCTGCAAACACAGTACCTTTGCAAGTAGGACCGGGTGGAGTACCAATGAATATCTGTTGTGGCATTTTCGATACATCGGATATATCAGAAGCTGCCGACATGACAGGGAGCATTGCTTCTTGCTGATCCTTGGTCAACTCCTGCGCTTCATCAATGATTATGACCGAATATGTACCGCCTCTGGATCCACTGTTTGTCCTTGTGGCAAACTCTATACAACCACCCTTTTGGACTTTGCCATCATCATCAACCCAATCTTTGAAGTATATGCCCTCATATCCTCTTACATGGCTGACTTTTTTAACGTCTGCTGCAAACTCCGGGTATCGTTCAGGACTCTCAAACAAATCACATAATGCCTTGAACATCTTATTCGTTGTAGTCGAGTGGTGAGCCGAATAAAGCACATCTCTATGCTCAAAATCGCTCATATATACCGCATAATACCTTGCGGAGTATGACTTACCATTCTGCCTTGGTTTTGATAACCCTATTGTCAATGCAGAAGGTGAATCATCAGCATTCCTTGCAAGCATGATCTGCAACTCATACTTCTGTGATGGATAAAATGTCGCACCGCCATCTTCTTCAAACATCTCAACCACTTCTTTGCCGTATGAGTATTCATAATCACCAACTACCGAATATGTAGGCTCTTGATTACCTGTTCTCACGCTTCTGCTTCAGGCGGTCATGCTTTGATGTTTTCTTCTCTTCAGGATCCGGGAGCGACTCAAGCTCTGCCATGACTTCCATTAACCTCTTGGTATTGGATGCCATATCTCTGCCACTCTCACAATTCTGAATAGTGCTTGCGAGAATATCTCTTAATGCTATTAAGGTTTCTCTTTTGTTGCCACTCTTGGCGGCTTCTACAAGATTTGTCACGTCCAAACCTCCGATCTTTATTCCGTGATTATCAACCTCTGTCGAGTAATTTTTCTATATGTACCCCATGTGGAAACATCACACGCTCTGTTTGGAGCT